GAACCTCCTAAAACACCTCTAGCTCCGGCAAGCCTAGAAATACCAGCGCCACCAGCACCGGGTAAAAACAAACTACCTATGCCTTTACCAATACCTTTAATTAGATCTTTAGCAAAGAAACCAGTTAACAAAAGTTCTGTTATGTTTTCAGAGATAAAGCTTAATATACGATTACCTTCTGAAAATATAGAAAAAGTGTTAGAAGTTAATGCAGAAATACCATCTTTCATGGTATTAAGAACGCTAGTTTGTTGTTCTAGCTGGGCTAAAATACCTTGTAACCCTTCTTCTTCTTTTGCATTTTCAGGTTGGAAATTAGCAGCAAAACCAGCTGCAAGAGAGCTAAGTGCTAATGCTATACCACTTGCTATCTTAACACCTATACCTTTGCCAAGTACAAGTGCGCTAGCGCTTAATATAATACCTGCTTGCCCTAATGCAGAAGCAATAAAATCTACTAAAGAAGCCGTAAACCTTTCTACAATAAATGCAGCCTTGGGTACTAGCTCATCTACAGCAAATACTGGAAGTTGTTTAGCTAAGTCAATTAAGTGTTCTATATCAGCAGCTACAGATTGAGTTAAATCTCTAAAGCCACCTAAAACATCTTCTGCTATTTTAGGTTTAGCAACATTTAAAAAAGCTTGTGCTGATTTTTCAAGGAATCCCATATCCTTGGTCCAAGCCTCTACAACAGTGTTAGAAGCTTCTAAAGCAAACTTTTTAAAATCATTAAAGCCTGATTTTGTACCTGCGAGTTTAGTAGTAAACCTATCGGTTGCAACCTGAAGAAAATCTAAATTAAAAGTAAGCCCTTGAAAACTTGTTGATAAGAAAAGTATTGCTCCGCTTAAACCGGCGATAATACTGTTTCTTATAGCAGCAAGGTTAACAATGAAAGATCTTTGAAGGCCATTAAATGCCTTATCTATTTCTGCTATACCTTCCGAGGTAGCAGATTTAATTACCTGCTTACCAAGTAATTTCTTAATCGAGTTAGTTATTTTATTACCTTTCGATAAGGATTCGTCTAAACCTGCAATGGCAGAATCACCTAGTGATATCGCCCATGATTTTGCTAAAGAGCGTAAGGTATTTATAACACCTACGCTAAACTTACCTATCAATAAGGCAGAGCTGTTAATAAAAGAAGCTATTGCGGGAATAGCCATTTTTAAATTGCCAGAAAAAGAAATGATCTCGTTAATCATGTCTTTGTAAACAGAGTTGCCTACAACATACATGTATAAATTAAAGAAATTACTCTTTACACTAATAACAAATCTTCTAATAAAGGCAACTGCTTTATTAACCCTAGGCGTATACCTAACGATTTCATTAATCATGTCTTTGTAGACAGAGTTGCCTATTACATACTTATACAGACCAAAGAACATACTCTTTACATCTATTATAAAAGTATTAATCCTGCGAGAAACAGTTTTTAGCTTATTAGTAAAAGTAAGCATACCTGCGAAAAGCTTCTCAAATACAGCAGTAGGTATACCTCTAAGAGAGTTAAAATTGTCTTCAATACTCAATCTAAACAATAATAAGTCATTCTGGAATATTCTTAGTGATATTGCAGCACTACGCAAAGCATCACCAATAGCTCTTCCTACCTTTTGGATAGCAGGGCCAAGAGCCCCAGTATCAAGAACTTTTAATATTGAGTTTACACCATCTTTAACTTCTTTAGAAGCCTCTCTAAAAGACTGTCCGACTGTAATAGCAAGACCTTGGAATTCCTTGTCTATTGCTTTAGCATTATTAAGAAGTGCTTTTTCTAAAATCTTACCAGTAATTTTTCCTTCCGCACCTAACTTTTTTAGCTGGCCCGGAAGAACATTCATTTCTTTAGCAATAGCTTGGGTCAATCTTGGCATATTAGCAAGGACAGAGTTTAACTCTTGACCACGAAGAACACCTGCAGCAAATGCTTGTTGAATCTGTAGCATAGCGCCATCAATTGCGGCAGCGCTACCACCACTAATTTTAGCGGCTTGTTGTAGGGTTTTAGTGAGCACTAATGCTTTTTTATTTGCTACTCCTGCGTTATTAACTAATGAGGAGTATAGTGCTACAGTAGATTCTAGTTCAGACTTACTTTGTCTTGATAAGACAAGCAGTCTTCTTTGAATAGAAATCTGTTCTTGCACACTTTTAGTTGTTAATTTGATTCTATTATTTATACGAGTGTAGGAATCAGCTACACCTTTTAGACCACCAGCGCCTAAGAGAGCCGTAGCACCAATAGAAATTGCTTTAAAAGACGTGGATATTTGTCTAGAAAAGTTATTTGTACTTTTAGCAATATTATCTACTGATTTATTCAGCCGTTGTAGGTCTGCTCTGGCCTGTTGCGAATTCGCTTTGACTTCAATTTCAATTGACATCTTATTTCCTTTTGTAAAAATACCCCTAACGGCTAAAACTTGTAATAAACAAGATTCACCATCAGGGGTAACTTTTATTAAGAGTAGCGTATAGAGTTGCTTGTAACTTTAAAATACCTACTCAAAGTTTTCTCAACAAACCGAGGAGGAGCTTGAATAGAACTCCCCGCATTAAGATCTTTAATGTAAGGGGTTCCGTTTGTAATATAAAGTGTTTCTATTTTATTGTTAGGTATTGGGCCTAAAATACCTGCTTCAATGACTGCAGAGACACCTGCATCTTGTTTAGCACCTGTCTTGTTAAAAGCCCAAGAACCTCTAGCTCTTCCTGTATCAACAGGAGTAGTAAGTTTGAGTTCACTAACGGCAGCAATAACTGCTGCTCTTTGTAAGCTATTAATTATTTCGGTATATTCTTTTTCTACATTATTAAGCGTTTGCTTTATACCCGCTACTTTAATGCTTACCGCCATAGTAATCTCCTACTTTTTATTTGCTGATTCTAGTAAAACACCGAATATAGATTTACCTAAAGAACTTCTCATCTTTTCCTCATCTTCCGCTTCTTGATCCCATTTAGCCATTTGAGCTAAGGAGGAAAATATTTGTTTTCCTGACTTTTTAACTCCTTGAGCGCTTAATAGGTAAGAAGTGCGAAGATCATCTTTCCATCCATATGGTCTTGCTTTTAAGTACTGTGCCCACATTCTAAGTTCAGCTGCAGGCATTTCCTGTTCAATTTGATAAACCCCCATTCCGAGGTTAAAAGCTAATTCATACAACCAAAGCTCTGAAGGTGTTATTCGTTTCCCGAGTCTGCACTATTACCCATAATAGCGTCAGCCAACTTTGTAAGCTCTGCTACAGGAAAGCTTTCAAAATCCTCATCGCTGAGATCTTCGGCTCCTACAACAGTCAGTCTTACAACATAACGCAACAACTCTAGTTGATCCATATCAGATTTATTTTTACGCTTATTAATTTCATTGGTCTTAATGTCAATTAGCTTAGCATCGCCAACCGTTAACAATTTAACATCTACAGTACCATCCATAAATTCAACAGCGTTCGTTTTTACTTTTCCTACAAATTCTTTCATTATCTTATATCCTATTATTTATTAAAAAGATGAGAATTATGTTCTTGAAACTCATCTAAAAGTTTATGCATTTTATTTAATACATCAAGTGTTTCAAATATTTCTTGACGTTTTGCCTGATCCTCTGCACTAGAGTCATCAGAAAAATCTTTATATCGATCAAAAGTTTTACGTGATGAGAAGTCAATATCCTTCTTCATATTTCGTAATGTAGTTTGAAGGACAAAAGACTTATCAAAGGGTGGAGTCTTGTCCATTTTTATATCCTCGTATAGTAGAAAGGAGGTTCCGAGTGGAACCCCCCGTCTATAATCTGTCTTATGCAGGCAGAGAGTAAGAGCCGCTAACCAAAGAAAATGGTCCAGCAAAGTCACCTTCGATGGTCAAAGTCATGGTTGCTTGCATTGCGTCAGTCAATCCGGGCTGGATTTCGAAAGATGCAATCGTACCGAAGAAGATGAAGTCTGCGAACAGATCAGCGTCGTCAGCAGTAATGATTCCGTCACCGTCAGTGGTGAGGTCAGCATCAGTGATACGTACTCGGAATGCCAAACGTGCAGCAGTCTTACGCAGT